GACAATAACTCGCCGGACGAGCTCCGCCTCGGCTTCCTCGACATCACCTTCAAGATGGAAGAGCCGGCACCGCTGCGGAAGGTCACGATCCGCTCTCGCCGGTATCCGGAGGCCCTGGATGCCATGGTCACCAACATCGCGATCCAGCTCGGAACCCTGACCTCGGCCTGATCCCAGGCGCGGCCCAACTGATCAGGAGAAATGATCATGACTGCCACCATCTACAATCTGGATACGGCCAACCTCTTCGTGGGGGACGACGATCCGGACAACTCCCAGTTCCTGACCCTCAACGGGGTCAAGGTCCCGATGCTCGAGGAGAGCACGCGCACGATCACTCCCGGCGGCGGCATCGTCGCCATGGACGTCGGAATGCGGAAGATCACCGTCTCTCCGCTCACCTTCAAGCTCAGCGGTCTCAACCCGGACGTCATGCCGAAGTTCATGGTGAACCGGCGGATCAAGTACACGATCCGGGCCAACGTCTCCAACGTGCGCACCCAGGAGGACGTCCCTCTGGTCGCCACGATCGAGGGCCGCATGGTCAAGGTCGATATGGGCGAGTTCAAGAAGGACGGCGAGGTCGATACCGACTACGAGATCAAGGAGATCGTCCACTACATGCTGAAACTTGGCACCCAGGAAAAGTATTACCTGGACGCCTTCTCCGGTCCGAACGGCATCCGGATCGACGGCGTCCCGGTTTTCCGTGATGTCGCCCGCAACATCGGCCTCGGGGTATAACCGATGACCGATGAGAACAAGCCGGAGGAGGCCAAGGAGCCTCCGGTGGCCCGCATCGTGAACCCGGATGGGCGATCCAAGCTGGTCGCCCTTCAGTTCCCCGTCGAGTTCGATGGGAAGGTGTGGTCCGCCATCGAGGTCCGTCGCTGCACCGGCGCCGAGATCAAGGCCTACTTCGAGCGGATGGGTGAGGGTGGGGAGTTTGTGCTCCCGCCCGTCGTCCAATGCCCAATGGAGGTCTGGTGGGCACTTGATGATGACGATCAACTTCTGGTCGACGAGGAATCCCGGGCTTTTATGCCCCGTCGTTTGAAGGCGGCGGTAGAGTTTCTCTCCGAAACTGGCGCGAATACGTCGGACAAGTGAGCAGCACCTTCTCCACTCCAATCCCGACCGTTCTCTCCTGGGAATGGCTCGAGATCTTGGAGTGGTATTGCGAAGCGTTCAACATGGAGGTCGCTAAGGCTTCCTTCCAAGCCCGCATTGCGGGGATGAGGTTCATGGGCTGATGCGTACTTTCATCGGGGAGTTGATCTTCCGGTTCAAGGATGACGCCTCTGCGAAGGCGCAGCAGGCCGCCAAGAACGTGGGCGGCTCCATGGATCAGCTTGAACGTGCCGCCAAGCGTCTCAACGGGATGCCGTGGGGCGGGCGGTTCACGGCGCAGCTCGACAAGCTTGGTCTGGCGGCCGGTGACATCGAGAAGGTCCGGGCGGCTTGGGAGCGCCTGCACGCTTCCATGTCCAGCCGGAACCTGTCCAAGGCTGCATCCCGTGCCGAGATCGAGAACTTCAAGCTCGCTACCCTTGGCCACTTCGCATCCATCAACGCTGCCTCCCAGGCTCAGTTCAAGGCGATGGAGAAACGTGCCCGCACGTTCTCGAATAACCTTCAGATGATCATGAAGCCGGCCTTGGTCGCTATGGGCGGCTACACCGGCGCCTATATGGTCGGGGTCGGCGCCCGGGCCGGCATCACCGCGGCGTCCAATGAACAGCGGGAACGGGCTCGCCAGCACTTCGCCGGGCTCCCGAAGGGCGAACAAGAGCAGATCGAAAAACAGTCGGAACAGCTCTCGCAGGATTTCCGGATCGCCCAGGCAGATGCCATGGAAATCATGCGTGAGGCCCGCCTTGCCATGCCCAGCGCCGAAGCGGCCTTCGGCGTCGCGAAGGAGATGGTGCAGGCATACAAGATGCTCGGCCTTTCCTTCGGTTCCGAGCAGGCGATCACCGGTCTCCGCGCCTTCAACAAGGCGATGGACAACATCAACATCACCGAGGACACCGAGCTCTACAAGAACATGCTGGACGCTTTCGTGCGAGCCCAGCAGATCACCGGCAAGGACATGGATCCGGAGGCCTTTGCCCAGGCCGTGAAATACTCGCGCACGTCCGGCAAGGTGTTCAGCCCAGAGTTCCTCCAGAACCTGATGCCGTTCTTGATCGCGGAGTCCGGCGGGTCCGATACCGGTACCCAACTGCGCGCCACCTTCGACAATTTCGTCGGCGGAACTGCCACGAAGAATGCCATCAATGAGCAGAACCGGCTCGGCCTGCGGGATGACAAGGGGATCAAGGACGCCGAGGGCTTCGCGAAGAACCCGCTGCAGTGGGTGAACGACAACATCGTGCCAGCCCTGAAGAAGGACGGCGTCGACATGACGTCCGAGGTCGCGATCGCTCAGGCCGTGCAGAAGTTCGCCAGCAACCGGCTGGCCCGTGACTTCATCCAGCGCGCCATCACTCAGCGCGACGTCTATATGCGTCTGTCCGGCATGATGCAGAACGCCATCGGCCTCGAGGGCGCATCGAGCGTTGATGCGATGGACCCGTTCTCTGCCTTCAAGGGCTTCAAGGATGCCTTCTCAAACCTCGCCGCGGCAGTGCTGCCAGCGACCGCGATTGCCGCCGGCCTGAACACCGTTGCCGATGGCGTCAACGCACTGCAACTGGCATGGCGGGATGGGGATGGCTGGGCCAAGGGCGCTATTGGAGGCGGAGCCGCTGCAACGGCGTTCGGCGCATGGAAAGTGGCATCTGCCATCTGGGGCCTGATGACGGCCGGAACCAACCTGAACCTTGCCGCCGCCTCGCTGCAGGCCGCCGCGGTGAGCCTTGGTGGGGCCGGTGTAGCAGATGCCGCCGCCGGTGGGGCTGCGAAGAAACGCGGATGGCTCGGCGCTCTCGGCGCGCTGTCGGGCACGGCTGGCGTCATCATCGGGTCAGGCCTGATCCAGTCCGGCTCATCTCGCGAAATGAGCCCCGAAGAGAAGTCTAAGGTGCTCGCCGATGGAGAGCGGCAGTGGTCCGTCATCCAGGAGCGGCGGCGCATGGAAGCCGAGGCCAGGTCCGCTGCACAGGCGCGTTACAATGCCAACGAGGCAAAGACCACGGAAGGTTTCAACGCCTTCCATGGCATCGTCGATGATGCACAGAAGACCGGGCAGGATGTGAAAGATGCCCTCTCCGTCACCGCTAAACCAACGGTGGACAAGACAGACCTCCAGGCGACCTTGGCTTTGATCAACCAGATCAAGTCCGGGCTCTCCGGCCTCGGGGCATCAATCACTGCCGCGCATGCCCAGGTTCAGCGTGAGATGAACCGCAACTTCGCCGACCATGGAGTGGCGCCGTAATGCTGGCCTGTATCGGACCGATCGCATTCGATCTCAAGAATGATCTCCAGGGTGTAAGCTTCGAGACCGCCTCGAGCTTTGCCAAACATGACGTCATGGGCGCGCCCCCAGTCTACGAGGACACGGGGGATGAGGAGTCCTCGATCACGTTGAAGGGCACGCTACTGCCATTCTTCTTCACCGGGGCGCTGAGGGGCATCACGCTGCTCGAGGCCGCCCGCCGGCAGAAGGTGCCGCTGACCATGATCCGGGGGGACTTCACCCCCATGGGCTGGGTGCTGATCGACACCATCAGCAGCTCCCATGCCGACCTCGACGCTTCCGATGGCGTCGGCCACACCGTTGAGTATTCCATCAAGCTGTTGCGGGTCGGCACACCGGCCGGCGGCGCAGCTTCCATCCTGAGGCTGTTCCAATGACAGAAGTCAAAGAAACCGTCTGGATCGAGGACTGCACCCTCGCCAATCTGATCTGGCGCAAGTTCAATCGGCAGCCGGAGGGCTTCATCGAAAAGGTCATGGGACGGAACCCGGGCCTCGAGGCAACCCAGTTCATTCCCGTTGGGACCGAGATCGTTTTCCCCGTGTCTGAGATCGAGGAGCGAAAGGCGGCCCAGCAAGTGGTGAGGCTCTGGGACTGATGGGGTTCGTATCCAACGACTACCAGGTCTGGCTTAACGGCCAGGATGTGACCTCGCGTCTCGACCCGCTCCTCACCTCCATCAAGGTAACACGGGCGGCGGAGTCGGCGTCGGACACCTGCGACCTCTCTCTCGCCGACGCCGACGGTATCATCGCCCTGCCATCGGAGCGGGCGCCGGCGGTGGTGCTGATCAACAGGGCCGAGATCTTCCGCGGCTTCGTCTCCGATGTTACAGCCTCGTTCGGCAAGGGCGAGGGCAGAACGCTCGATGTGAGCGCGAGCTCGATCGACAATGGATCCAAGGTCAAGGAGCCAGTGCTCCGGAGCAAGGACGACGCCTCATTTCAGGACGTGGCAAAGCAATGGGGCGAGAAAGCCGGGCTGGCAGTATCCGTGGCCGGGTCGATCACCGCGGTGACAAGGCCGTACTGGATCATGCAGCGGGAGAGCTTCATGTCGTGGGGACAGAGGACGGCGCGCGAGATCGGCGCCTCGTTCAAGGTTCTCGGCGACCGCGCTTTCTTCGTCGCCATCAATGAGGGGGTCTCCTCTTCCGGCAAGACGTTGACGCCGATCAATGCCGTCTACGGGGTGAACCTTCTTTCGGGGAACATCAGCCCCATCATCAGCCGGCCGAAGTTCAAGGACGTCGAGGTGTCCTATTTCGACGTGAAGAAGGGGAAGCGGGTCAACGTTTCGGTGAGCACCGGGATCGACGATGTCGACGCCGCGCTGCGCACCGTAATCATGGCCGCGGACGAAGGGGAGGCGAAGCAGAAGGCCGGCGCCTCCGGAAAGCAGTCGGACCGGGAGAAGGGCGGCGGATCCGTCACCATCCTCGGCGCCGAGCATGCCGAGCCTGAAGCAATCTGCAACATCTCCGGGGTCCGCCCCGGGGTCGATGGCGCCTACCGGATCTCCTCGGTGACGCACAGCCTGAGCAAGGGGGAGGGATTCCGCACCACCCTCGACCTGAAACAGCCCCAAGGCGGGGCAGGGACCGACAGCCGGTAGGCTGCAAAGAGGACATCGTCATGAATTTTGAACAGTGGCTGCAAAGCCGGCTGACGGCGCACCGTTTCCCGGTGGGACCGATAGACGGCCTGGTCGGCGAGAAAACAGTCGCAGCCCTCAGGGCCTTCCAGAAGGCGCGGGGGCTGGAGGTTACGGGCAAGGCGGACGGGTCGACCGTCGCCATGCTTCGCACGCCTTCCTCGACTGTCTTGCCGGAGA